GTTCGGTTAGGAGTTACAATGGGATATAGTAAAGAATCAGAAAGACAAAATGAAGTATTAAAAGATTTACTTTCAGGTAAAGAACATACAAAAAAATATATTCAAGTTGGATATGAGGGTAAACAAAAAGAAAAAGGAGATGTAAAATCAGAATTAACTGATATTATGGCAACAGTAAGAATGCCTTGGTTTTGCCCATCTTGTAAAAAAACAATGAAGAAAAAACTTGATAATAAGTTTTGGAGAATAAATGGACATTGTTTCGATTGTCAGATTGAGATGGAGAATAAGCTTCGTATCAATGGTGAATATGAACAATATGCTAAGAAGAAGATTAATGAGAATAAAAAGGCATATTTAAAAGATTTAAAACAAAGTATTGATGAATTTGAACAAACAGAGGGTAAGGCAGAATTTTTTAATTCGGTAGGTGTTAAAGATATTGAACTTGAAAAAGAAAAATGGGAAATGGGAGAGGATCAATTTAATAAAGTAATTGATGAGGCCCGAGAATATATAACTAAATTAGAAGAGGCCATAGATGAAGAATCAAAGGAACTTGATACTGCCTGAAAGTGTAATAATTGAATTAATGGAAATGGTTTCCCAATTAGGTAATGTTGCTGCTGAGTATCACATGAAGGTTAATAATGAAGATACAGATAAAGTAACGAGAGTGTATAGAATGATATTAGAAAAATTGATGGATTTAGATGAACATGATAGAACTGGATATTTATCATTAGAAGAAATTTGTAACGAAGTTGGTATAGATTTACCAAGTAAAGGAGAACACAATGGGAATCATAGATTGGATTCTTGAATTTCTTTTTGGCGGAAAGAAAAAAGAAGAAGTCAAAAAGTTAGACAAGGCAATAAAGGTAAAAGAGACAGAAACTAAAGAACTTGAAAAGAAAGTTACTGCACTCGAATCTAAGAAGAAAGTTAACAAAAAAGAGGTAGCATCCCTTAAACGAAAGGTAACTACTACAAAGAAACATATTGCTGAAGCTAAGAAAGCTGTCGAATTTGACGATAGTGATGAGGCTTTAAAATATTTGAAGAAATTTTCTAAGTAGTATATATTTATATATATGAGATATATTATATACATATTACTATTAGTTGGGTTTCTTTATGGACAATCTGAAGAAGAAACTATACCTGTACCTAAATCGGATGTAATTGAGTGGGCAAACAAACTCAAACAATACGAAACATCGGATAGTTTACAAACAAGTTTAATTTCAGATTTAGAACTTCAAGTTAAAAAGTTAGAAGAAAATTCTGCTTTAGATTCTTTAATAATTTCAACGAGATTACATCAAATTGATTTATTAAAAGAGACTAATGAACTTTATAAAGAAAAAATTAAAGTTGTCAAACCGAAATGGCATGAGAACAAGTGGTTATGGTTTACTTATGGAGTAGTGGCCACATCAACATCAGTTTGGTTGACAGGTCAGCTAGTAGGTGAATAATGGCAACTCAAATTAAAGAAGTAATTAAACAAGAGTATGTAAAGTGTGCTCAGGATCCTGCATATTTTATGAAGAAGTATTGTGTAATACAACATCCAATACAGGGTAAAATTCCATTTTCTTTATATGATTTTCAAGAGAAAACTGTAAATGAGTTTCAAAAAAATAGATTTAATATTATCTTGAAGGCACGACAACTTGGTATCAGTACATTAACCGCTGGATATTCTTTATGGATGATGACATTTCATCAAGATAAGAATGTGTTGGTTATTGCTACAAAACAAGAAGTTGCTAAAAACTTAGTAACGAAAGTTCGTGTTATGCATTCAAATTTACCATCTTGGTTGAAACAAAAATGTGTTGAGGATAACAAATTAAATCTTCGATATATGAATGGTTCACAGATTAAGGCAGTTTCTTCAGGACCTGAAGCAGCTCGTTCTGAAGCTCTATCATTATTGATATTAGATGAGGCTGCTTTTGTTGATAAGATTGATGATATATGGACTGCTTCACAACAAACACTAACTACTGGTGGTAGTTGTATTGCACTTTCTACACCAAACGGAGTTGGTAATTGGTTTCATAAAAATTGGGTTGAGGCAGAAGAAGGTCGTGGAATGTTTAATTTTATTAAATTACATTGGACTGTTCATCCAGATAGAAATCAAGAGTGGAGAGATGAACAAGATACATTGTTAGGAATACAGAGTGCAGCACAAGAGTGTGATTGTGATTTTATTACTTCTGGTACTTCAGTAATTGATGGTGTTATATTGGAAAATTGTAGAGAAACTCAAGTGAAAGAACCAATTGAAAAACGAGGTGTTGATAATAATTTATGGGTGTGGGAGCCACCAAATTATACAAAGAGTTATGTGGTAACGGCAGATGTTGGTAGAGGTGATAGTGCAGACTATAGTGCATTTCATGTTATGGATGTTGAAAAAGTAGAACAAGTGGCAGAGTATAAAGGTAGAGTTCCTACTAAAGATTTTGGTAATATGTTAGTTAGTATTGCAACAGAATATAACGATGCTTTACTAATTATAGAAAACAACAATATTGGTTGGGCAACCATCCAACAAGTAATAGATAGGGATTATCCTAATTTATTTTATACAAGTAAAGATTTAAGATATGTCGATATTGCTCATCAAATGAACAATCGATATAGAAGTGAAGAAAAGAAAATGGTGGCTGGATTCAGTACCACTATGAAAACTCGACCTTTGATTATTGCAAAGTTAGAGGAATATTTTAGGGATGAGTCAGTAACGGTTCGTTCCAATAGATTGATAGATGAATTATTTACATTTATTTATCTAAACAATAGAGCAGAGGCAATGAGGGGATATAATGATGATTTAGTTATGTCTTTTGCTATTGGTTTATGGGTTCGTGATACTGCTTTAAGATTACGAACAGAAGGAATTGAATTAACAAAGAAAACTCTTGATAGATTTCAAGATATAGATGGTCTATATGTACCCGAAGACAATGATAATGGTGAATGGGATTGGGAAGTAGGCCGCGAAAGAAAAAAAGAGTCGTTAAAGTGGCTCTTATAAGTGAGGTAAAATATGGCAGATAAATCATTATTTAGTCGATTACAACGATTATTTAGTACAAATGTAATTGTAAGAAATGTTGGTGGTAGGAAACTAAAAATAGCCGATACAGAACAAGTTCAATCACAAGTTAAATCACATTTGGTTGACAGGTATTCTAAATTACATAGTGGGTTGGATATGGCGAATAGTGGATATTCCACTCACGCACAAATGCAGGCTGCACGACTTGGGTTATTTAAAGATTATGAATCAATGGAGGCAGATTCAATTATTGCATCTGCACTTGATACATACGCAGATGAATCAACAATGAAAAGTGCGTATGGTGAGTCGTTAGAAATACAAAGTGATAATGATCAAATAAAACAAATACTACATAACTTATTCTATGACATTATGAACATAGAATTTAATCTATGGCCGTGGGTAAGAAATATGTGTAAGTATGGAGACTTCTTTTTGTACTTAGATATTAGTGATAAGTATGGAATTCATAATGTAGTTCCAATGTCAGCTTATGAACTAATTCGTTCAGAGGGAGAAGACCCAGAGAATCCTTATTATACAAAATTTTATTTAGAAGCTATGGAACAAGCTCATCCTTATTTTGCTCGTTCAACTACAAATAAAAAGATTGAATTTGAGAACTTTCAAATAGCACACTTTAGATTAGCCAATGATAGTAATTTATTACCTTATGGAAAATCAATGATTGAAAGTGCTCGTAAAGTATGGAAACAAATTACATTGATGGAAGATGCTATGTTGATTCATAGAATCATGAGAGCACCTGAGAAGAGAGTATTCAAAGTTGATATTGGAAATATTCCACCAAACGAAGTTGACAATTATATGCAAAGAATAATCAACAAAATGAAGAAGACACCTTTTATGGATGATACTACTGGTGATTATAATTTGAAATTTAACATACAGAATCTTACAGAAGACTTCTTTATGCCAGTTCGTGGTGGAGATAGTGGAACACAAGTTGAATCATTACCAGGAATGCAATATGAAACTACAGAAGACATTGAGTATTTAAAAAATCGTATGTTAGCTGCTTTAAGAATACCAAAAGCATTTCTTGGATATGAAGAAAGTCTTGGAAGTAAAGCAACATTAGCAGCAGAGGATGTTAGATTTGCTCGTACAATTGAAAGAATACAAAGAATTGTAACAAGTGAATTGACAAAGATTGCAGTTGTTCATTTATACGCACAAGGATATACAGATGAAGAATTGGTAAACTTTGAATTGAAATTAACTAATCCATCTACAATTTATGAACAAGAGAAGATTGAATTGTGGAGTAATAAAGTTAATTTAGCTCGTGATGTAAAAGACAATAGTTTAATGTCAAGTGATTGGGTGTATAAACACATTTTCAATTTTACACCAAGAGAACAAGAAATACTTGAAAAAGAATTAATAGAAGACCAGAAACAAAAATTTAGATATTCTCAAATTGAAAATGAGGGTAATGATCCAGCAGATAGTGGTGATTCAGTTGGAACACCAAGTGATATGGCTGCAATTGGATTGGGAGCCGATGATGAGGCAGAACCACCTGAAACTTTAGCGGGTTCTATCTTTGATGACGAAGGTGGAGCACCTGAAGGTGGTTTTGAGGGAGCTGGTAGACCAAAAGAGGGAAGTAAATATAGTAAAGATGGTAGTGCAAGAGGACGGGATCCACTTGGTAGACCAAAAATACCTATGGCTTTAGCACATTTTGATAGATTAAAAAAATCATTTGGGAGTAAAGCAAGAGAAATATTAAAAGAAACAATTGAAAGTGAAGAAATAGATAAAGAATATAAAGATTTTACGGAAGATAAATAACGATTATTTGAAGTTTTTATATTTATTTATGTATAAACTTATCATGAATGGAGTGTTTGATGAATTATAACAAGAAGCACAGTAAAATAAAAAATACTGGTATTCTTTTTGAATTGCTGACTCGTCAAATAACTGTTGATGTACTTAATGGTACAGAAAATAGTAAGGCAGTTAAGATTTTAAAAGAAACATTTAAACAAAATTCAGAACTTGGGAAAGAATATGAACTTTACAAGATTTTGACGGAAAAAACATATAAAACTAATGAACAAGCAAATATTTTGCTTTCTGCAGTAATTAAAAATCGTAGAAAATTATCAAATCGTAAACTACGAAATGAAAAATATAATTTAATTAAAACAATTAAAGAATGTTATAATTCTTCAGATTTTTTTAATACACGAATTCCAGGATATAAACTTTTGGCTTCAATTTACAATGTATTTGAAGGTGAATCTTTAAAAGAAAAAATATCTCCAGTAGAAGAAACTGATAGTAAAGTAACAATTATCGAAAATATCACTAAAGTCAAACGCTCCAAGAAAACTAAAGGTGGTGTTCAAGAGAACTTAAATAAACAAGATAAAGATTTAAGATTGTTAACATACCAGTTATTGGTTGATAAGTTCAATAAAAAATACAGCACATTAAATGAAAATCAAAGAAATTTATTGAAAGAGTATATTAATAATCTTTCAAATACTAACTCTTTACGAGAATTCATGGATGCTGAAGTTATAAAAATTAAAAAAACCTTAAAATCACATTTACAAAAAGTTGATGATAAGATTACTAAAATTAAATTAACCGAAGCAATTACTCATACGGATACTACAACAAAAGGAACTCATGTAAAAGATTCTAATGTTGTTTCGTTGATGAGATATTATGAATTGGTAGGGGAGTTAGATGATGTCCACAAAGATAAGTAGAAAAAAGTTTACAGAATTACTTCGTACAATAATCAAAAAAGAAATTAAAGAAGTTTCCACTACTGCAACAGCTGGTGGTGAATATTCTACACCAAACGCTTTTCAATCTAAAGGGAATGAGAAAAGAAAGAAAACTGCTGAAAAAGGAACAGAGTTCAAAGTTGTAGAAGCTAAATGGGCAGTTAGTGTTGATGGTGTTGGTAAAATTATAGTTGATGCATCGGGTGCTGGACAAGCAAAGACGATGGTTGGTAGACAATTGAAAAAAGGTTTAAAGGGTATTACAAGTGTAACAAGAGTTCAAACTGCATTCGGTAAACAGATTGATAAGAAAACAGAAATAAAAGAAGCTCGTTATACAAAATATCGTAATGATGACACATTAACACCGAGACAAAAGATTGGTGTATCGATGAGAGAAGTTAGAGATAAATTAAATGAATTAAGTAAGTTAATCGATATGAATGTTAAATTGAAAAATGAGTTAAAGATAGATTCAAAATCTTATTGGAAGAACACTCATAAAGCAATGAACAAAATTTCAGAACGATTGGTTAAATTAGCTAATAAAGTTGGGAAATTACAATAATGAAACAGAATGACAAATATTTAGCAGAAGGTCTTGATATTCTAAATAGAGAATTTGGACAACCATTACCTACTCTTGAAGATACTATGAAAGCCCATAAATTAAAAAAAGAAGGTGGGCCAGGAAGTGGACCAAAACCAGAAAGGGGTTCGGCAAAAGATATTGAAAAGAAAGCTATGATGCAAAAAACTAAAGATGATGCACATTATAAAAAACAATTTACTGGTGAATCTATAACAGAAGGACCCTCCGATGTAAAAGATGCTAAAAAGGCATTATCGATGGTAGTGAAACAAGAACAAAAATTTAGAAAACAAATGTTTGCATTAGAACAAGTATTTTTACAAGACCCAACAAAAGGAAATGATCAGTTGGCAAAAGATATAAAGAAATCTTATAAAGATGGTGTAACCAAATTTATGAGAGATAGTGTTTTAATGGTTAAAGGGATGAAATAAAATGAGAGAACTATTAGTAGATTATATACCTTTTGAGATATCAAAACGACAAGTTAATGAATCATTAAAAGAAAATGATGGTAAGTTAGTTGTTAAAGGTGTATTACAAAGAGCAGATGCAAAGAATCAAAATGGTCGAGTGTATCCTATGGAAATATTACAGAGAGAAGCAAAGAATTATGCTGAAGGATATGTAAAACAAAAAAGAGCACTTGGTGAATTAGACCATCCAGATAGTTCAGTAGTGAATTTACAAAATGTATCTCATAATATTACTGAAATGCATTTCGAAGGTGAGAATTTGTTAGGGACAGTAGAAATTCTAACTACACCAAGTGGAAACATTTTAAGAGAATTATTTAAGAATGGTATCAAATTAGGTATCAGTTCTCGTGGTATGGGTTCGGTAGAAGCAGTACACGAAGATGATAATGACCAACCAATGTTAAAGGTAGGTAAAGATTTTGAATTAATAGCATTTGATTTTGTATCCAATCCATCCACACATGGTGCATTTATGTATCCATTAAGTGAGAATGTTGATAAAGCACAAACTCAGGGTAGAACTTGTGGTTCGTATTGTAAGGCTGAGGATATAATCAATAAAATAATCCGAGGAGAATAACATGCCTGCCAAATCCAAATCCCAACAACGATTCATGGGAATGGTTCATGCTGTTCAGAAAGGTGAACTCTCACCATCCAAAGTTTCTGATAAAGTAAAGGATGCAGCAAAATCTATGAAGAAGAAAGATGCAGAGGATTTTGCATCTACTAAACATAAAGGTAAACCAGAAAAGGTTGCAAAAGAAGTAATTAGAAAAGTTAGTGAAATCATTCGTCAAGAAGTAGAGAGTTGTGGATATACTATGTCGGCAGAGAATCCTAAAAGAAAATTAAAATCACCCGGTGGAACTGGTCCAGAAGATAGAGATTTAAAAGAAGGTAAAAGAGCAACTAAAGGTTTTGATAAAGTTTATAAAACTCGTAGAGACTTTCTAATATCATGGGGAGACTTCAGAAAGAAATTAGGTGATATGGGAACAGACCCAAGGATATTTAAATTAGAGGGTGAACTATATAAGTTTGAATTGAAGTTTGTTAAGGAATCCGCTAAGATAATGCAATTCATGCAAAAACTTGCAAAGAGTAAAATAACTGAAGGTAAGATAAACGAAATAGATAATAAAATGAAAATAACAAAAACAAAACTAAGAGAAATCATAAGAGAAGAAATTCAGAAATTGAGTGAAAAGAGCTTTGTTCCAACAGTTACTCTTACTAAATATGATAAAGAGTTTAAAAAGGAAACATTTAAAACTGAAATTGAGGCTAAGAAGTTTGTAAAAAAAATGAAAGCTCAATACAAATTAACTCGACAGCGTGGTTTTTGGGGAAATCCTAAAAATGGAATTGAATTAACAACAAACTATTAAGGAAAA